GTCTGGCATACCTACGGTCGCTCCAGTATTACTTCTTCTTTGTGTAATGTCAAAGTCACCAGAGGTAATTGAAGCAAGAATAGCAGTCGTTACTCCGCCGGCATCGACTTGGTCGGTCCCTGTTTCCTGTTGATAGTATATTGTACATCCATCCGTATTACCAATAACATCATACGACGTATTACTATCTGGGTTATAATAAGTTGCGTGTGGTTTATCAAATACTGCTGAATCTTGCCATGCTGCACGGGCCAAACTTCCTGTTGTCCATATAGGACGTTTAGGACTAGAATCTAAATAATTATATGTTACCATTCTATTAACAACATTTGATCCAGACGTACAATAAAACCAAGTTACTTCACCAAACAAATTATTTAATCCTACGTTTACTAAATCTCTTGCTGTAGTATTTATGTCATCGTAAACATAGTCTTCTACTAAACAAGGTAAGGATTTTAATTGACCATCATAAGCAAAGAACCCATTTTTAGACATCCAATAAGCTGTTCCATCTACTTCAATACATGAATTTTTGCCTAACAACCCGCAGTTAGTTCCTACTTGTTCAAATGAAAAGGTAAATGGTTGTCCTACAAACTTCATCAAAAATAATGCAGTATCAGTCCAAACGTAAATTGCATCTCTACCTTTGATAGCTCCCATAATTCTGGAACCATCAGCTAATCTTTGTGTGCCAGCGGTATTGTTTGCTCTAACAGTATAAGAATCTGTTTGGTCAATACTTTCTTGAGAAGAAAATCTTATAAACATATCGTCTTGTGTAGTGCTTGATCCTACTGTTGTTTCTGTTCCAAAAAATACTAAGTGTCTGTCTGGTGTAGATACTAACACGTGACGTGATGCTGTCGGTGCGTTGGGTAATATTGTTGCTCTAATTGCTGTTGCGTTTGAAGGAGAAGCATCCCATTCAAAACATGCGCCATTATATATAAGAGCAATTAATTTTGTTCCATAGTTATCTAAAATCCATAAACCTGGATCAATTGTAAAGTCAGAAGAAGAAGCCTCTCCCCATGCAACAAATTCTGATATGTTAGTTACTGTTGCTCCAGCAGTATGGGCTGCTCTTGTAGTTCCATTAACTGCTCGGGCTCCTCCACTTAAGGTCCCTGTTCCCGTGTCATTGTTTGTAAAACTTATATCCTCTGATCCAATTCTAATTTCTCCTGAAGAAGGAAACGCTGAAGTGTTTGCTAATACTACAGTCGTAGTAGCATCGTCTGGAAGCGTTGTTGATAATGTAGAGGTTGCTGGTCCATTAGCTGTACCGCTCCATAATGCTGTGCCCCAACCAAAGCCACCTAATTGTTGAGAAGGTCCTACGTTATAATAACATAAAACAGAAGTGCTGTTACCATCACTTGTAGTTAACGGCGTTCCTGATTCTGTGCTTTCTGCGGTAATTGTAAAAGTTGTAGCAGTTGGTACAGAGGTAACCATATATTTTATATCTTCAAAAGTAGCGTCAGTGTATGTAGATGACCCAGTCACACCAGTCACACTATCAAACAAAACAATGTCATCTTCTAATAAACCATGCGCTCCAGTACAAGTAACAGTAAGTACTTTTGATGAAGATGTGCTTGTAAATTTAGCTCCTGTTAAAGTTTCTCTAATTGGGTGAATGTCGTAATATGTTCCACCAGAATATACGTATAAAATCTTATTAGTACCAATAGCAGCGTATTTAATCCCTGCGTTGTTATCCCAATGGTGTATAGCTCTTGCCGCACCTGTAAGTTTATCCTGACCTAATTGGCTCCAACCACCTATTTTTTCTGGGGTACCATATCTAAATCTAACGTTGTCACCATCAAACCACTGCCCTTCAGCGCCGGTTTCTGTGACTTGTTTATTAAATCCTGGAGCAAATCCTAATTTTTGTAGCATACTTCACACCATATAAGGTTTTAAAATTTTTAATAGCACTATATTATATTCTTACTTTTATTTCAAATATTGAAATTAAACTATTTATATGGTAAATATAGATAAAAGATATAGATATGAAATTTTATGATACCATTTTTGCAGCTCCAGCTTTAGAGTTGGATATAAAAATTAACAATAAAAAAATAATTAAGGCTCTTAAACAAATTCAAAAACAGGATCCTGGTAGAGTCGTAAGTAATGCCGGAGGCTGGCAAAGTGGAAACTTAGATCCCAAATTAGAAATTTTTAAACCACTGACTAAACACATTATTGAAGCATCTATTGAGTTCTCAAAAAACTGCAAATTTAAACATGGTAGATATTCTATATCTAATCTGTGGGCTAACATAAATAACTATAGGGATCACAACGATTTACATATACACCAATACACAATGATATCTGGAGTATATTATTTAAAAGCAACTAAAAATTGTGGAAACCTTGTTTTTAGACATCCTAATCCGTGCATAGAATATGATTGGAGTAAAAATAAACTTACAGAAAACATAGAATATAATTCTGGATTATATAATTTTGTTCCTAAAGAAGGACAACTTGTATTATTTCCTTCTTGGTTAGAACATTTTGTAAGACCTAATTTAAATAAAACACAAGAAAGAATTTCTATTGCTTTTAACATAGCTCTTTTATAAATAATTATGGACGATAAAGATAAAAAAATAATTGAATTAGAAAGAACCTTAGACGAAGAGTTAGGGGTTAAAAGAAGTGAAGTAATGAGAAACAAAGATCTTCTAGAACAAAATGAATTGTTAAAACACAACATAGAAAAGTTATTAAAACTCCAAGAAGAACAAGCAAAAGAAATAGCTAAGCTTAAATACCTTATAAAAAAAAGAGCGTTAGAAGATTAATCTTTATTAGTAAAATGAGGAGGCAATCCTAAATGAGGTCTTGTGTCATTAATAAATTTTTTTAATGACTTATCTACATAATGTAAAAAAACTTGACCACACATTTTTCCTGTAAAAGGATCTCTCCAATGTTCTAATTTATCTCCTTTATAAACCAACATGTCCCCTGGATTTAATTTTATTTTTTTACCCTTTTTATTTCCTGGTTTATAAACAGTGTAATCTTTGTTGTGTTTACCATTTTTATAATTAGGGTCTAAATATATTGGCCATACATCTCCCCCTAAATTTAATGTTGTTGAAAAAGAACAACTTATTCTATCTTTGTGTCTTGGTAGTTCACTACCTTTTTCGTATAGTCTACAATAAGAATAAGTAGAGTATAATTTTGTGTTAAATTCTTTTTCAAGTTTAGGTTTAATTAAATCTAACAATGAGTCAAAAGCTGGATCTCCAAAAATACAATATTGATCTGGCACTTGACCATCACCAAATCTTCCAAAGTCTACATTAAACTCAGAAATATAATTAGAATCTACCATGGTTCTTAAAACTTTTTGTTTAAGTTTTAAATAATTAAATAAAAAATTTGTTAAGTCTTCGCTAATAGCTTTTTCTATTACAACGTAATTCATTCTATATAACCTATGTTAACAACAACTCTATATTTAGTATTAGTCTGAGTAATTGGTGAATGCCATATATCACCATTCATAAATAGACCTCTATTTTTTTTACATTTTATTGTTACTTTTTCATCTAATAAAGTTCCTCCATTAGTAGAATTAACATAATACAATAACACTTTATGTTTATACTCATAGTCTTTGTGTTTAGGATAAACAGTATTTACATGGTCTCTTAAAAATAAATTAGATCTAACGTTTAGTAATTTTTTAAATTTTATTTTTTTAAGCAACGGTTCAACTATTTTAATATACGCTGAGTTGGATTGTCCGTCTTTATAAAACAAATGATTAAAATGATAATAATCATCACCTTCAGCTATTATACTGTCATTATAATACCAAGGGAAAGTATTACAAACTAAAGTCTGATGTAACAAATCATGTTGTTTTTTAGTTAACAAGTTATCTTTTGTTTTATATCTCATTATTAAAAATAATTTATGTTTATATTAACTCGTGCATGATCATCTGTGCAATGGGTGCTATTATGTGTTTTAGTAGAATCAAAAAATAAAATTCTATTTTCTATACTTTCTATTTTTGTTTTACCTTTGTTTAAAAGAGTATATCCATTATTAGTATTAATATAAAAAATAGCACCTTTGTGTTTAAAAGAAAAATCTATATGAGGTTTGTTTTCAGAATGTTTACCTACATTAGGGTAAAAATT